TTGACATTATACTATTACCAAAGTCCCCGTTACTGTTATTGTATTAGTAAAAGTTACTGGTCCAGCAAGAACCGCTGACTCAATAACCATATCTTTATTATCAAGCGTTTCCGCGTGTGTATAAATTTGTTCTGCGCCCGGTTTGTTACCGATATATATTGTATTGTATAAACTATCCATTTATCCTCCTATGCACTTATTGAATCAACAACGCTAACATAAACATCAGCACTTGTAGCAGTATCTGATTCTACTTTTAGTATATCAGTATTTTGCATTACAAATTTAGCTCCACCTGAAACAAGCTCTACGGCACTGTTTGGTGGAATGCTTAAATCTTTACAAATGTATCTGTTAGTTGAACCTCCAACTGCTACAAATACATCTATTGTGATTGCTGAAGTTACTATGTTTGCGATTCTGATTCCAATGACTGCATCATTTGAATTTGCTGTAAATACCGTACCTGCACTGTTTGTTGCTTGTACCGCATATCTAGTAAAATCTTGTGCCATATTCCTCCTTATAAAGCTATGGCCATTGCCACGCTAAATCCGTTACTTGCGGCACCCACAGGGGTACCTGTTGAATCTAAATAAACTGCTTTGCTTGCTGGTAAAGTACAGAATACATCTTTTGTACCTGCATTAAAATCAACTACACTGTCTGAGTTAGAACTAGAAAGAATTGTAGTTCTTTGTAAATTAGTCGTAGAACTTAATGTTCCTAAACCAACTTCAAACTCATTTGTACCTTGATTAAAAATACAATAATAAGTTGTGTTACCTACACCAATGCCAGTTGCAAAAGTTTCAAAACCTGTAAGTACAGTATTATTAATTGCAAAAGTAGTTTGACTGTTTCCAGTCGCTGTACTGTTTACTTTTACTCTGTCGTTTATTACCAACGCCATATTTTTTTCCTATTTTTAATTAGCGTTTAAACTTATGATAGCTGCTACACCAGCAGGGCTTCCAGTTGTTGGATCTGGATAAGCGACAGTAAAGTCGCCAGCTGTTGCTGTTTTAGTTCCACTAAAGTCTAACACTACTACTAATCTATTTGCTACACCATCTACAGTATTTGTATTATAAATTGCACCAAACGCAGCGCCAAAAGTTGCAGCTCCAGTTGTTGCTGCTCCCCACACTGTGTTTGCAAAATCTACAGTAGATACTAATGCACCTGTTCCACTACCTGCTCCTGTTGCAACAGCTTGACTTGTAAGTGCGTTGCCCCCTGCAACATAATTTGTGCCAACAGTACTTACTTCACCGTTACCTGTACCACCAGCAAATACAGTGCTTGCAGCATCGTATGGGTTAGTTGTGTACAGAGCTAACTTAAAGGTATGACCTGAAGTTGCAAAATCATGTTGTGCAGACAGTAAAGATACTCCAAATGATCTTGGTACTATGTTTGCCATGTTTTTATCTCCTTATTAATATGTTGATGGTGAGTCTGATTTAATAGGAGTACGAATGACACCATCATCATATTCGCCTCTTTTTCTTCGTCCTTGTTGTTCGACTCCATAAGAAGCCATAGCAGTTCTAAAAGCTGTAGAATAGTATTGTAACAGATCTGCCGGTCCTTTCAAGTACCCATATGCATTTTTTAAACAACCATACAAAAGCATGTCTTGGTATTTATTACTGACATATGTTCCGTTTAAAGAAGCAGGAGCTCCTGTAGGTTGAGTAGTATTTGTGATACTTTCTGGTTGTTTAGTATAAGCTAATGTTATTTTATAAGCTGCGTCTGGTGTGGGTGAAACTACCCAAAAATTCTCATCCCAACTAGCGTAGTATTGAGGAAGTCCATTAGCTGTATCAGGAGTCTCATAAAATTCAGCCATGAAACTTGGATCTCTTTGATCTAAATAAACTTGTTTGCCGTCAGAGTCAGTAAATTGAACATATCTAATTGTTCTTAAATCAGAAGGAATAGTAACATATCTGTTTCCGATAACTGCGTTTGATGTAGCATAAAAATTTGAAACATCAGAAGCTACCTCTCTATAAATTTCATTCTCAGCATTTTTAATAACTGTATTTAAAATAGCGTCTGTTAAAACACTATCATCTACTTCTGTATAAGATCTAATGTCAGATTGTAAGTTTGCTAAAGTGTATGCCATATTATACCGCCTGTAAAGTTACTGGTCCCGCTGAACAACCATTTCCTCCACCAGCAACTCCTCCTGTTGTAGCATTACTTGTGCTTGTAATAAAGAAATAATTTTCTGGTGTAGTCAAAATATCTGTTGGTGTGGCACTAGGTGAAGTAGTTACGGAGCCATCTGAATTTTTTTTACCTATTGTAATAATAAAACCATTTGCATTATTTAAATCACTTACATTATCAAATGTAGGTATAGTATTAAAAGATTGTAAATTTCTTAGATCATCAGGATTAGATCCTCCAGGTCCTGCAGTAGTTACATCTGGAAAACCTCTTAATCTAACAACGTCTCCTGTTTTTCTTTGATGAGCAACTGAATACACATTTACATAAGTAACCCCGCTATGAATTACAGTTGTAAAAGGATTATCATCTAACATAATTAAAACAGCAGTTGTAGGTATAGGTGGTCTTGGGTTTTGTAATGCTTGAGGATCTGATCCTACTGGTTTAGGTTGAAGTTGAGGTTGTTTAGGTTCAAACTCTGAAGTATGTACTCTTGCACCGTTCCATTCTCTAACCATTTCAGTATATGGAAACTGCATTCCACTTCTGTCTGAAATAAATATTGCATTTTTTCCTTTTGATAAATCTGCCATTACGTTCCTGGATAATAAGTTTTAGGGCTAATAAAAGTACTAGATGGTGAACCGTCTTCTTGTAAAGCTCTAGCTAATTCATCTTCGTATAATAATTTTAAATTTTGAACTGCTGCTGGTTGAAATTTTTGTGATAAATAATAAGCAAGACCTGCAACCATACAAGGTACAAATCTATAAGGTACATCTGCATCATTACTATAGGAACCTGCATCTTGGATTCTTCTTTCATAATAGTAATTAAGAAAATTGCCAACTTGTACAGATCCAGGTGTTAAGTAAACTGTAATAGTTGTTCTATCAATAAATCTTTCTACGAAATATTGAGAAGGTTGTCCTGTTGCTGTTTTATTTGAAAAAGCTTGATAAGTAGATCTATCAACTTTAGTAAAGGGAGAATCAATTATAGAAGAACTTCTATAAGAAGCTTCTAAAATATCGGTAACTCCATAAGTAAAAGAATTGTTATCATAACACTTGTCATCAATTGAATGAGTTGCTGCTGTGGTTCCATTTGCTCCTCTTGTACACCCTGTAAATGTTTTAGTTTCAGTTGTTATACCTGTATAAGTTATTTGTTCTGTTCCAATTAACAAAGTCCCCGTTGTTGGAAAGTTTGCAATAGAGTCTACAACAACTGTAGTTTGTCCAATAGTCATTGCTGCTGATAGGGGACTAAACATAGCATCAGAAGTTCCATCAGTCGAAGAACGATATAATGTGTAAACATTTTTACCACTTTCCCAACTAATAGAATTGTGAGCTACTTCCCAATAATGTAGTCCTCTATTTCCCCATTCTTGAAAAAGAATATTTAAAGATCTTCTAGCGCTTCGAAGTTCATAACCTGAAACTCCACGCATTCCAACTCTTTCAAAAGCTTCTTCAACAATATCGGCTATAGTAAAACCTTTTTCAAAAACATAAGTTCCTGAAGTAGTATTTGCCATTTAAACTCCTAAGCACCGGTAATAGTTAATGTAACGCTTCCGTCAGTTCCTGTTGTTTGTGATAATGTTGCACAAACTCCATCTTTAAACAAAATTCCAGAACCTGGAACGTACACTGCTAATCCTTCAGTATCATATTTAAAAGTTGCTTTTAAATTACTACCTGCTGCTGCACCTGTTGTAGCTGCATCATGTAAAAGTAAAACAGAACCTGCTTCTCCTCTACCTTGAATAGAAGTAATTCTAGCTCTACCTGCTCTTAATAATGATATTGCACCTGTATCTTTTTGTAAGGTTGTTTGGTCGCTTGAAAATGATCCGCCGCCTGACATAAGTTTTCTCCTTTAAATTTTAGTGTGGGCCTAAGCCCACACTTAATTAATTATTATACTAATTCAGGTTGTGATTCACCTGGTCTAGCATTGTCTACACAAGTATAAGTAAAAACACCTGTAACAGTTCCTGTTCCAGCTGAAGCACCTACTGAAGCTGCTACTGTAGCATTAGCTGGTGTACCACCTGCTACTACTAAGGCTCCGCCTGCTCCAGAAACACTTCCTTTTGTAACTGATGTTACTTCATTAAAGAAACCGTCAACGTCTGCTGTAGTTCCAATATCTACAGTTGAACCACCGCCTGTTGATGGTGCTACTACTGTAAATGTAACTGGTATAGAGCCTTTAGGTAATACAAATTCTTTACCTGCTGTTGCACTTGTACCAATTCTAACTGGTGTTAAAGAACCTGATGTTGCAGCTGCATTAAAAGAAATTACTTCTGATAAAAGTACTACACCTGGAGTTGTGCTAGTTGATCTGTCTTGTCCGCCGTATGATCTTATGATCCCTTGAAACGATGTTGTTGCCATGATTATATTCTCCTAGTTATTTGCATAGAGTCTCTAGGCCGTAACGCGCTATACTTCACGTCGCCATGCAAAGTTAATTATGTATAGTGTGATATTTATATATTATTTTTTAGTAGAGTGCAAGAGAGCCCTAGGTATTTATGCATTTCAGCGATGTAGCTTTTGATTAAGTAGCTACAGAAACTTGTGGAGCAGAACCTTCAACAGTATTCTGTCTATGGGCAATAGCTGCTTCTTCCAGCTTAATGTCAGTGATGATTTGTTTAACTTTGTCATCAATTCTAACCATTTCAAGAGTATACCTATTATTATCTAGGTGCTCCTGTTCCCACTTCAACTCCAAGGACCTTTTTGCTTTGTATAGGTCTTGTATCATTACTAACCTCCTCATAGGTTATTCGATAAGGAACATCCGAAA